CTGAATGAACTTGATAAAGTAAAAGCTTCTCTTGTTCCAAGTAAATGGAATGCTCAGTGGCAACAGAATCCAACGCACGACGGTACGAGTATCGTGAAACGCGAATGGTGGAATATATGGGAGAAGAGCGATCCACCACCTTGTGCTTATATTATTCAAAGTTATGATACTGCTTTTTCCAAAAAAGAAACTGCTGATTACTCAGCTATTACAACTTGGGGTGTGTTTCATCCTAATGAAGGAAAAGAAACCCATTTAATTTTATTACATAGTCGAAAAGGTCGATGGGACTTTCCTGAATTAAAACAAGTCGCAAAAGAAGAACTTCAAGCTTATAAACCAGATAGTGTGATTATTGAAGCCAAGGCTTCAGGGACACCCTTGATACAGGAGCTTCGGCGATTTGGTGTCTACGCGACAGCTTTCTCTCCGAACCGAGGTCAAGATAAACATGTTCGCTTAAATACTGTCTCTCCCATATTTGAAGCTGGTCACGTTTGGCGACCAGATACCGAATGGGCTGAAGAAGTCCAAGAAGAGATCGCATCGTTCCCTTATGGAGAACATGACGATTTAGTTGACGCAACAACCTTAGCTTTGTTAAGATACAGACAAGGTAGTTTTGTTCGTTTGTATGATGACGAAGAAGAAGAACCTATAGGAAAACGAAAATATGAGTACTACTAAAAAATTAATTAATCCTGAAGATCGAAGACTGAAACAAAAACTAACGCCCAAGCAAATGATTTTTGTTTATGAATACGTTCACAAAGTTTTATTAGGAGAATGCTCCGCTGCCGAAGCTGCGCGACGCGCGGGCTATTCTCAAAATCGAGCACGTCAAACTGCTACTGATTTACTGAACCCTCACATGAATCCTTTCGTTGTGGAGGCCATTCATGAAATGAAACAGGATTTGCATCAAATGTATGGTGTGTCCACTGCATCTCATTTAGCTTCCTTAAAACAGATTCGAGAAGAAGCACGAGAACATAAGCATTTTTCGGCGGCCGTGGCTGCTGAGGTGAACAGAGGAAAAGTCGCTGGATTTTACGATAACAAAGTTCAAAGTGATACTCCTTTGGAAAACATGTCCAAGGATGAATTGATCAAAGTTCTAGAGAATTATGACAAGAATGGTATAACTCATGATACCAAACTAATTATTGATGACGATAAGGACGCCATGACCCGCGGCCCGTTGATCGTGGAAGGAGATTAATGTTACAACAGCTACTACTAAGAGCAAGTCCCTCGGTTCTCGGATCGTTGCTCGTGGGTGCTGTGGGATCTCAACAAGCGAGTCAGATTCAAAAAGATTTAGCCTTAGGTAACATATCCTTAGATGATGTAGCGAATTTTATTACAAATTTTACGGCTTCACCTGCGGTGAGCTATTTACAAGATAAAGAAAAAGAAAATCAATTAACTCCTCAAGACGAGGACGACAAGAAACCGAAAGCTCCAGAACCAGATCCAACGGACTTGTTAAATTTATTAAAGGATGATAATAATGAACGAGATGAAAAAGACCTTACTACAGTACGCCAAGGAACAGAAAAAGAAGGATCAGTTATTGGCACACAAGAAGAAACCTCAAAAGCAGAACAAGAACTTCTCCAAGGAAGACTTCCAAGCGATCAGGGAACAGATGTATTAAGAACAGAAGAAGGCGAAAAGTTAGCCTCTGATGCTCTTCGAAATTTTTTTTCTAAAGTTTTAACAAAACAAACTGGAGAACCTAAATCTCTTTACAAAAATATTTTAGATATTAGTAGCATAGGACAGACTAGTGATATTTTTGATACCAAAAGAATTGGTAATTTTGAAAACCATATCTTTACCAGTATCCCTACTTTTAAAGAAGCGCAGATCGCGACTGCTGATGCAGTAGCCAAGTCATTACCTGAGAATGCTTCTATTTTAGATATTGGTGGTACGGAAGGTGGTTTTGTAAATACAGTTGCTGAACTACGACCTGACATCGAAGGAATTGTTTTAGATCCAAATCCTATTGCTGAGAAAATTTTTGAATCACAAAAACTTTCTAACACAGATTATATTCGTCAAGCTTTTACGACAGATGCATCTAAATATGGAAAATATGCGTTTGATATTGAAGATGAGAATGAAGAGGGTGTTCCAGCTAATTATTGGAATGCAGATGATTACGAAGATAATTCCTTAGATGCTGTTATTGAAAAAATGACTTTTCAATTTATTGATAGAGGAAGAAACAATAAGGTAAAACTAATCAGTGAAAAATTAAAACCAAATGGTTTTGCTTTATTTGAAGAAAAGTTTTTTACATCAAATGATGATCCTGAGTGGTTAGCTAATGAGGCCAAGAAGAATGAGTTTAAATTACAGTACTATGATCAAAAAGATTTAACTAAAAAGCAAAAAGAAGTTTTAGAAGGAATGGATGAGTTACAAGTTCCTTCAGAAGATTTTGAAAAAATATTAATGAAACATTTCAACAATGTAGCTCAGTATTGGGATGCAGGTAATTTTAAAGGATATATTGCATCTGATAGTGCAGATACTATAAACAATTTTTTAGGAAACATGACGAATTTAGATAGTGAATTTTCTAACGTACAAACCCCTAGTTTTGTCACGAAACCAATAATGAAGAAAAGAAGAGGAGGACCTATATCGCTACCAAAAATAGACATGTTGTAAATGGTCGATTAGGTGATATAAATTAAATTATGGCAGATAATATCGATAAAGGGCTCTATCAAACAGGAGTTCCTGAACTAGAGATTCTTAAGTCCGAAACAGAAGTCGAGATCGACGGTCAACGAGTTCCGACTCCTGAAGGACTAGAAATTGAAATGAGCGAAGATGGAGGGGCAACTCTTGACTTTGACCCTATGTCCGATATCCCTGAAGAAGTTGAGTTTTATTCTAACTTAGCTGAAGTCATGGACGAAGGTGAATTAGATCGCTTAAGTGATGAATTACTTTCTGAATTAGAAAATGATCGTTCTTCTCGAAAAGATTGGGAAGAAGGATATATCAAAGGTTTAGATTTATTAGGATTCAAATACGAAGAGAGAACTAGACCTTTCCAAGGTGCGAGTGGTGTTACACATCCTTTGTTAGCTGAAAGTGCCACACAGTTTCAAGCAACAGCGTTTAAAGAACTTTTACCCGCAGGGGGACCAGTCAGAACTGTTGTTATGGGAGAAGACACTCCAGAAAAATATTCTCAGTCACAACGTGTGCAAGAGTTTATGAATTATCAATTGATGAACAAAATGGAAGACTACACTCCTGAGTATGATCAAATGTTATTTTATTTACCTCTCGCAGGTTCGACTTTTAAAAAAGTTTATTACGATGAATTAATGGATCGACCAGTATCGAAGTTTGTTCCCGCTGAAGACTTAGTTGTCAATTACATGGCGAGTGATTTAGATTCTTGTGAAAGAATTACTCACATCATCAATATGAGTTACAATGATTTTAGAAAAAAACAAGTTTCAGGTTTTTATAAAGATATTGAAATCATTCCTTCAGAAGTAGATCGATCAGAAATACAAAAGAAATATGATGATATTGAAGGTGTAAAACCTTCTTACATTGATAAAGAAATAAGATTATATGAATTCCATACCTCTTTAGACCTAGAAGGTTTTGAAGATATAGGTGTGGATGGTGAGCCCACAGGAATTAAAATACCTTACATTGTAACGATTGAAGATAGTTCAGGTAAGGTTGTCGGTATTCGTCGAAACTATGAAAAGGATGATGAGAAAAAATTAAAGAAAAGATATTTTGTTCATTATAAGTTTTTACCAGGTTTAGGTTTTTATGGTTTTGGTTTAATTCATTTAATTGGATCTTTATCAAGAACAGCTACAAAAATTTTACGACAATTGATTGACGCAGGTACTTTATCTAATTTACCAGCAGGATTTAAGTCACGAGGACTTAAGATTAGAGACGACGCAGAGCCTATCCAACCAGGAGAATTTAGAGACATTGATGCACCAAATGGTGACTTACGAAATGCTCTCATGCCTTTACCTTACAAAGAACCCTCTCAGACCTTATACAGCCTTCTAGGATTTGTTGTTCAATCAGGTCAGAGATTTGCTGCGATCACCGATATGCAAGTGGGAGACGCTAATCAAAATGCACCAGTTGGAACAACCATGGCATTATTAGAGAGGGGCTCAAAAGTGATGAGTGGTATCCACAAAAGATGTCACTATTCTCAGAAAAAAGAATTCAAACTATTGTTTGATGTTTTTGCTGATTATCTACCTGAGACTTATCCTTACTCTGTGGAAGGTGCAGATCGAACAGTTAAGGCAGAAGACTTTAGTGACCGTGTAGATGTTCTACCAGTTTCTGATCCTAACATTTTCTCTACTACACAAAGAGTTACTTTAGCTCAAACGGAATTACAACTAGCACAAAGTGCACCTGATATCCATAATATCAAAGAAGCTTATAGAAGAATGTATGAAGCATTAGGGGTTAAAGATATTGATCAGATTTTAAGAAAAGATACTCCGACTGCTCCCAAAGATCCAGCCACGGAGCACGCTGATTTACTCGATGGTAATTTAATGAGAGCGTATGAAGGACAAGATCACGATGCTCACATTCAAAACCATTTAATCTTTGGAACGAATCAAATGATTTTAGGTAATCCTCCGATGGCCATGAAATTACAAAAACACGTTTTAGAACATGTTTCTTTAAAAGCAAAAGAACAAGCAATGTTCTTAGCTCAACAACAACAAGTTCCTGAAGATCAAATAGACACTGTGATTGCAAAGCTCGAAGCACAGTTCATGATGGAAATAAAACAATTATCAGGACAACTGAGTGGTCAAGGTCAACCTGACCCTGTAATACAATTAAAACAACAAGAGTTACAGCAAGGTGCCCAAAAAGATCAAATGGATGCACAAGTAGATCAAGCTAAACTACAGTTGGATGCAGAAAAACTTCGACAGAAGACTGCGATTGATCAAGCCAGAATACAAAAGGATTATGATATTGCAGATAAACGTGCTGAGGTACAGTACGACAAGATGACAACACAGACTTTAAATCAGGAGAGAAGAGATGCCATTAACAAGCAAAGGTAAAAAGATTATGAAGTCAATGAAGAAAGAATATGGTAAGAAAAAAGGAGAACAAGTATTTTACGCTTCTAAGAACAAAGGTACAATAAAGAAAGTAGAAAAGAAAAATGGAAAATAAAAACAAAACATCCTATCATCTAAGGATGATTGATGATGTTACTAAAAAAAGAGTTCAAAAAATTATCAATAACACAAGAGATTTTGTTCAAGAACAAGCTGAACAAGGTGTTGATTTAATTGAACTAGCTCAGGTATTGTTGACCATGAGTAGAGACACCTTAGTTGATGCTTATGGTGAATACGTAGCAGATAACTATATTGCTCAGCAAATTAGTTATTTGAAAACTCAAGAAAATAGTTTAACATTACACTAATGAAAAAAAAGTTAACAAAAACAATCCCTCCCAAAAAGGGCCCTGTTTCTCAGGGAGAATCTATTCCACCAGGTAAGATCATGAAAGTTGGATCTGTACCTGAGGATAAAAAACACAAACGTGGTTATGGAATAGCATCTAAAGGTCTTAAATTTGAAGGAGTATTTTAATGAACAAAATACTATTAAAAGTTAAAAGCTTTACTTCTAATGTCAAGAAACGTGATGCAATTATAGCTATCGTATTTTTTGCGTTAGGGGTATATTTTGGTTCTTAGTAAAATATTAGGTGGCTCTTTAGTCGACACGGTCAGTAAGGTTATCGACTCTGTACATACTTCCGAAGAAGAAAAAGGTCAAATTAGAATTAAACTTCAAGAGCTTGAAAATGAAATTAATTCTAAACAAATGGATATTAATTTAGCCGATGCTCAATCTACAGCTACCGATATTTCAGGTTTACTGCAACGTTCTTGGAGACCCCTCATTGGATTTAGTGCAGCATTGGCCATATTTTTCGAATTTGTCCTTAAACCTTTTATCGTGTTCTTTTTAGGAGTATTCCAAATTGAAGTGGGCCCACTACCCCAAATGAACATGGAACAATTAATGCCTTTAGTCATGGCTTTGCTTGGAATGGCAGGCTTGAGAACTTTTGAGAAGCATAAGAAAATTACAAAATGACAGTATATAAAGATGAAACAGTAGATATCGTTCTTGATGAAAATGGTTACTTTCATCATGAAGATAAACAAACTACTTGGGGAGTTAAAATAGATTTACATTATACTATTTTAGGTGTTGATTTTGGAGATAAGATTGATCCAAAACAAGATCAAGGTTGGAATTTTGAATTAGATTGTAGTTGTAATAACCAACACAAAGAAAAAAGAGATGTTCCTACAGGTCAAGAATGGAAATGTTCGGTAGATACTAATGGCGGTGGGCATGATACAACTTTTAATTTTAAATGCACTGCTATTACAGGACCTGATATGGGCCGTGCAATTGTAACACTTCACTATCTTTGCAAGGATTAAATTAAAAAATAGTGGAAGTAAATATATATTCAGCAATTTTACGTCTAATAAAGACTAGACAAGACGATGTAAAGTCTGTAATCATAGACGGAAACGTAGAGAGTTGGGATAAATACCAATACCTAG